ACAGCAGATAGGATTTGCAAAATTAGCCAAGGCGATAAGAGAAAACAATTATCAGCAATTTTCAAAAAGTATCTGATTATGAGGTATACAAGTGACATATATGAACTTCCCTTGTCCGTTTTTATAGAGATTTATACCAATGATAGCAATACTATTGAATTTGACGATGAGGACAAAGGGGCTGCATCGGCAAAAATTATCAATGACTATATAGAAATTGTCGGGAGCAAACAGTTGTTCTCTGAGATATTGAATTGTAATGAGCGTATGAATCTTGCAATGACCGTGGAGTGCATGAAGGCATGTGAGAACATGATGAAGTTGAAAATGTATGATGAGGTGCGTGATATCCTGATGAAGATAGGTTATTCGTGTAAAAAAGGTGATGTAATGGCTATGAATGCTAGAATATCCGCATTAAATTCCCGTGCACAATATGATTTGGATAAGATAAGTAAGGAAAAGAATGAGGGACTGAAGGAGAAGCCTACAAAACGTGGATTTATAAATGAAGTTGTCGCTATTGGGAAGTATAATAAGATGTATATCAATCCGAAAGAATGGACCGCCGGATCTTATGCCTGTCTTGTAAGGCAGACATGTGACGAAATCGATGGGTTGAATCGTAAAAAGAAATAATTATGTATTATCGATGTGAGTTACTTATAAATGGTCTGAAGTACAGGGTTACTGATGATCTTGAGAATTGGGACGAGGTGAAGGCTAGTTTCAAGAGAAATGACTATGACGGTGTTATCCGTACATTTTCCAACAAATTTTCTTTTGCTGGGGATGCTAGAAAATTGCTGTTAAAACAATATGATGAAGATTATTTGAATGCTTCTGCCTCAATAATAATAAGTACAAGAAATAACAGTTGGTTGTATAATGAACGGTTTAGTTGCGCTCTCAATTTCTCTACATTGCAGGATAATGGTCGTATCTTACAGATAAATGCCGTGGATGATAACGTGGCGTCCATGATAAAGTCAAAAAAAGGAACTCAATATGAATATTCGGTCGAAGAGGTGAAAAGCCCCATTCCTCTTGTTTATGACGGACTTGAACTTTCAGAATCAGCAAAATGGATTCCTACAGGTGATACATTGGAGGACGATGACACTCTTATTAAGGTTTATTTCAGCAAGAAAATGTCACCAATGCCAATATATATAACTGCCAGTGATTCCTTAATAAAGGGGGCTCTTGAATTTAATGATCAAACAGTAGGGGGTGATGATGTATATTCGATAAAGGCTCTGAAATCAATTAGGATAAATATAGAGTTTAATATTGATATGTTTGTGTTTAGGAAATATCAGTCTGGTGTTTTGGGATATGATGTAAGAGGTGTGAGGCTCCAGATTATGAAGATAAGTAATGAGATTGACAGTAATGGGGAAGCGGTGATAGGAAGTATTGAACTTACGACAGAATCAGAAACGCCAGTGGAAAAGAAGGTTTCGGAATCGTACAATATAAGTCTTTTGCATAATGATAAAATAATAGTGAGAGCTATGTATGTCAATGAGAAAGAAGAGATTGTACCTGTATTGCCGGATTTGCCATACAAAGTCTCAACATCAAGTTATTTTAAAGCATCATGGAAAAATCGAATAAACCCTGTTGAGATGGATGTTATAAAGCCCGATACATTGCTGAACAGACTGCTTAAAAGTATTAATGGAGAGAAAGATGGTTTGACTGGAGTGATTGAGGGGACAGGAGATAGAAGGCTTGATAATTGTATGCTCTTGGCGGCTGAATCAGCCCGTAAGATTCCTGGAGCCAAAATATATACATCCTTCACCAAATTTGCAAACTGGATGAGTTATGTGTTTGGTTATGCTTACGACATATCCGGGAATACAGTAACTTTCCGGCATAGAAGCAAATACTTCTCGGATGATGTTGTCAAAAGGATAGATGATTTATCTGATTATGAGATGAAGGTTAATTCTGCATTGGTGTATTCTCGGATACGGATAGGCTTTGACAAACAGGATTACGACACGGCTAGTGGAAAGGATGAGTTCCGTTTTACGAATGAATATACCACAGGCGTGACCATGACGGACAATAGCCTTGAAATGATATCTCCATACCGTGCGGACGCATACGGCATAGAGTTCCTTGCTGACAAGATAGGTGAAGATACTACAGACAACGAAAGTGACACTGATTTATTTATGGTAGGGGTAAAATCTGATTCGTCTGGACTTAAGTATATATTGAACAGGGATTATCTTATGGGTGGCGTTCTCAGCCCTGACACAATGTTCAATGCCATGTTTTCCCCTTCTTCTATGGTTTTGGCCAATGAAGCATACATCGGCTCATCTGTTGAGATGCTTACTTTTGCGTCATCAGATGGTAATAGTGATGTGGGTATTGATGGAATGGGGGAAAGTAGGGATATAATTCTTTCAAAAAGGATGTTTACTGTGGCGGAGGTGGAATTTGAGACTTCGGATGTGGAACTCCCGGAAGATCTTACAGGAATTGTTGAAATGGAATACCAAGGCAAAGTTGTACAGGGATATTATCAGCAGGCTGATTACAATTTTACAAAATCACAAAGTTCAAAGGTAACTTTGATCGTGAAAAATTTAAATTCGTTATAAAGATTCAAATTTTAATTGTTATATTTGCAATGAAAGCTTGTGAAGTCACAAGTTACTAGAAACTTACGAAAAGACTATGATATCAATCGGAGATGTTTGTCCGTTATTCTTTAAACCGCTGAAATATAAATATTCAAATGCTGGATGTTTCAGACAAGTATTTTCTGTGTCAGACAACATCCTGCTGCAAATCTTTTGTGATAACGGCGAAAAACCTTTAGCTTATTTGAATGATAAGATCGGCAATATTTCCTCCAAGATAACACTGCTTACTTATGATGTAAATGAAAGCATTAAGATGTATTATGCCTCATTATCTCCTTCGGAGGGGATATATACAGTAACTATAGGCGATAAAGAATGTGAGGAGTTCTGCGTGTGTGAGAATATAGGTGATTCTATTCTGATTGAATATTCCCATAAAGATAATAATTCTGCGTTTGATAATATATTCTGGATTGATGAGGTTCGGCAGATGTTCCAGTTCAGAATAATAGGAGGATTCAAGCCGGATGGGGTGGAGTTGAAAGTTGAAAACGAACAGTTTATGAATCAGAAGCAGGAGATAATAGAAATGTATTCTCTCCCTTATAAAACATTTGATTTTGTTTTCGGGACAAGTTGTGGCGTTCCGTATTATATAGCGGAGTTTATAAATAAGGTACTTTGCCTTTCTCATGTCAGCATAAACGGTAATTTGTTTGTACGGGAAGGGGATTCTGTCCCGGAAAAGATTGATACAATAGGTAAGAAACAGATGTTTATATATAAAGTGACTTTACGCCCTAGACAAAATGATATCGCCGGGATCGGAGGCAAAACTGAGATTACAACTTCATCTTCAGGCATCGCGTTTTTACTAACTAATCCCGAAGAGGACGATGTGTTGAAATATAAGAAGGCGAAAGCTGCTTTTGTTAATGAAAATTACGTGTAATCATGGCTAGAAATCATCCTATAAAGATATTGTGGTACGGTTCGGAAACGGATGATGAAGGAAATCCGATTATACCGAAAATATCCCCGTCATTTGAAAAGCGACTGGAAGGGTTGAATGAGGGGGAGATATACATACATAATGATGATAATAATCCTTCTATTTACATAAGAACCAATAAAGACAGGGTTGTTGCCATATCGGGAGGTGCAAATATAAGTGAATTGGCTAAATATTTTTTGCGCAAAGACAAGGAGGACTCTACAAATTTTCTTTTATCATTACTGGGCGGAACTGTCATTAAGAAATATGCCAAGTTCGGTGATTTCGTTACCGGCGTATTAGGTGGATACATAGACGAAAAGGGCAATCTTGAAATGGAAAGCGGTGTATTTCGTAAGCGTTTGTTTGTTCCTGAAATAGCCTATAACCGTACAACTTATTTCAAAGGACGTATGGTAAACTCCCCCGGTGGTGGTTGTACCGTATTGTCATACGTGGATAACGGCGATGGAACCTACACCATCACTCCCGATCTGACAGATGCGGACGGATTGAGCCAGTTTGTTGATGACATCCTTACCACCTATTTTGTGACTAAAAATAGCGAAGGCAAACTGAACGGTTTTGAAGAAATGAAATTCCGTGTGACTGCCGCAGATTATACTGCCAAGAAGTTTACTGTCATTCCCCGTCCGGGGCATTCTGACTGGAAACCTGCCGAGCAGATGGTATTGGCACAAACAGGTAACTTTACGGACCCGGAACGTCAGACTTATATACTTATTGATTCAGTCAACGGAAATAACTGTATTACATTCTTTGACAATGCCAACACTTGGGACCCGGAGCCGGCGCAGATGAAGAGCTGGTTCGGCAAGAAAAAGGGCATGACTGTAGCCGGTATTAATGCGGACAATTACTCAGCCGTCCTTCAGAACATCATCATGACCGGGCTTATCTTTCAAGTTGACGAGATCACCGGACAGACAGTGCGTGTACCTTTGGACAAGGGTGAATGGGTTTCAGGAAGATACGCCTACTATGACCGGGTTTCATATAACGGGGCTTTGTGGTTGTGTGTCGATGAAAAGGGAACAGCAACCGAACCTTCAGAAGATAATCCGGCATGGCTGAAACAGGTAGCGGAAGGTACTCCTGGCGCCACAGGTCCTCAGGGTATTCCTGGAACACCGGGGAAGGATGGGGCAACCTACTATACATGGATCAGGTACGCCGATGATGCCAACGGGAATGGCATCAGCAATAATCCTACAGGGAAGGCGTATATCGGATTCGCCTATAACAAAGCGAGCGCAACGGAGAGCAACAATCCTTCCGATTATACATGGAGTGAAATAAAGGGAGAACAGGGCGTTCCCGGTGTCGCTGGAACTGACGGAAAAACTTATTACACATGGATAGCTTATTCGGATAACGCGGACGGTACGGGTATGTACCAGCAGCCGAACGACAACACCAAGTATATAGGCATAGCAGTCAATAAGGAGACCGCCACGGAGAGCAGCAACCCTTCCGACTACACATGGTCGCTGTTCAAAGGTAAGGACGGGGTTGACGGTTTGTCCGTAGTCGGCGGTGGTCATTGGGAATCCTCCAAAACCCCGTACAAAGCCAATACAATAGTCACTCTTGCCAATTGCGTCTTTATATCCAAGGTGGAAACCTCCAATCCTCCCATCAGAATATTGCGTGTAAAAGGTGGCAATTTCTTAAGGAAGAAGGACGGTGGTTACTATCTTGCCGGGAAGCCGACCGACTGGGAGGTTGACGAAGACTGGGACATGCTGCTTGACGGGCGTGAGCTGAAAGGCGAGAGCATCACCTTCCTTGGTGAATTTGCCACGGCTCCTTCCAATCCGAAAAACGGTGACTCATACCGTAACACGACTGACCGTGCCACCTACATCTATCAGGACGGAAGATGGCAGCTTATGATATCGGATGGAAAGGACGGAACTAAATATGAATATATCTATAAGAGAGGAAATGTCATAGAGAATCCTCCTGCGAAGCCTGACAGCCAACAGAAGGATGATTATATTCCCGAAGGTTGGACGGATGATTTTCTTGGTGTAGATGCAGACCATCAGGTTGAATGGGGTTGCAAGCGTTTCAAGGAAAACGGTGTATGGTCAGAGTTCAGCACTCCAGCTGTAGTGCATCGCTGGAGCAAGGACGGGGAGAATGCCATCATGGCGGACTTCGATAACGAGATGGTCAATGCAGCCCTTACTTCAGATGGGAAGGTCGTATCCTCACAGACTTGGAATACAACTGTCAGTATGTGGTATGGAACGGAGAAGCTCACGCTTGACAGCATCACCTGTACACCTGACACAAATCTTCTGTGTGCGACAGACAAGAATACGGGAGTGGTGACAATATCGGTATCTGCCGGAGCTACTCTTGCTGCGACAAACACGGTGAAGATCACAATCAGGGCTACAAAGAACGGGCAGCAGTATTCCCGTGATCTGACATTCACTGTAGCCGGGGTCCGTGGAGGTGCGAATGGTGCAGATGCCGTATTATACAATATTGTCGTTTCCGCCAGTTCTGTAAGCAAGGACAAGAACGGGAACTATAGCATTTCTTCCGTGTCATGTTACAGGCAGAAATCAGTAGGAGGTGTGATATCCACTACTACGGACGGTATATTGAAATACAGCATAGACGGTGGAGTAGAAACTACCACAGACAATAATACAGCCATACCCAGTACAAACTTCACAAAGACTTTGAAGTTTGTCTTCTACGTGAATGACCGTGTAGTAGATGTTGAAACCGTACCCATGATTGTGGACGGGAAGGACGGCGCCACAGGTCCTCAGGGTATTCCTGGAACACCGGGAAAGGATGGGGCTGATGGTGAGAGCATTACAGCCGCAGGTCATTGGGAATCCGCCAACACTCCGTATGCGAAGAACAGCACAGTATCGTTTGCCGGAGGATCTTACTTAAGCAAGGTTCAAACATCCAACCCGCCACTTCCGCTTCTTCGTGTGAGAGGTGGACGTTATCTAAGGAAGAAGGATGGCGGTTACATACTTTCCGGGAAGAGATCGGACAAGGCTGTCAACTCCGACTGGCAGGAAATGACTTCCGGTGTCGAACCATCTCCATCATATTGGCTTGACAGCCCGGTAAGCACGATAAACTTCACCAGTACGGGCACACCGTCACCGTCATCGTTTGTCGTTACCATGAAACAGAATGTAGGCGGTAACGTGAGCGATACGAACAGGTTCTATCTTGCTGCACGCAAATACAACGGAAGCTGGCTGGCTCATGTAGGTGCTACCCTAAGCAATCAGATATCCGTTCCTGCGACAGCCGGATACACCCAGTTTGCCGTCCGGGCTTATAAATCAGCTTCCGATGCGTCCGCTTGGAATAACAATTATGTGGCCGAGAAGGGTGTGGGTGTTGCAAATGATGGTTCCATAGGAGCAACCGGAGCAACAGGGGCGTTTCCCCGTGACAGAGGTGTATTCGTATCAGGACAGACTTATGTCTGGAATGCGGATTACCGGGATAAGGTCATATATCTGATAGGGGGAGTTTATTATAATTTCCTTGTAAAGAATTACGGTGCTTCCGTTACCGCTGCACCCACATCAGCCAACGGGGATTCGAACTGGGAAGCTATGCAGAAGTTTGTGAATATCGCCACTGACACCCTTTTCGCCGATGGTGCGAATGTAGCCGGCTTCATGTTCAAAGACAAGGTTCTCAAGTCTTTTAACGATAAAGGTGAAACTCTTCTTATCAACGGTGAAACCGGGTATTTCAAATGTAAGAATGCAGATATTACAGGAACAATCACGGCGGATAAAGGACGTATCGGTCCGTTCTCCATCGTTTCGGGGGTTTTGTCCTCAAAGATCCTTTATGAAAATGAAACAAATAAATACGTCGGTTTCAATCTGTCTGCCGGACAAATTGAGTTTTATAACGAAAGGACATTTGCAAACGTAAGAATCGGGGGAAACACGCAGTTTGTCACCTTTGAAGGGATTAAGTATGATGCTGGAATTGACATACAGAGTCCAAATGCCATGATCGGAATGCACATCAAGACTCTGAGCATTCCTCTGTTCGTGGAGGGAGGTAACATTTTCCTTCATCCGAACAATGACAGCTATGTTTCCCTTCGTGGCATAGTTGGCAACTGGAGGAATATCTCTGTCAAAGCTTCATTGAACAACAACGATGATAATGTGATGTTTATTAATAGAGACAATATAGAAGTGACGCTTCCTCCGGATGTTCCGGGACATACCATATACTTCAAACGTATGAGCGGCGGGGTAAGATTGACAGGAGGACGGATCCTGCCTGCCCCCGGAGGACAGGAGGTGTCTTATATTGATTTGGATTTTGCATCCGGCTTCATTAAGTGTATGGGTAATTATTGGGTTATGTTTTATTGCGGATAATTTAAATATAAAGTATGAGAATAAATTTTGCACAATTCCCTATTTATGATGGGATTAAAAAAGAAAAGCTTATAGCCAGTAACATCACTGAGGCCTTCGGTGACTGGATATATAAGAACGTAGCGGGCTTGAAGGCGCATCTCCTTGCGGAGAAAATCTTCAAGTCGACTGTAGATGGTGTGGAACTTGACGAAGAGGAGGTGGATATCATAAGACGTTCTACCCCTATGTTGTCCGGCTTGATGGCCGATTCGTTGAATGATTATCTGGATAAAAAGAAGGAGGAACAACATGAAGATTGAGAATTTGGAACGCGCCAGCCGGATCAATGACGAACTGGCGAAACTGAAGCTGGCGAAAAATACATTGAATAACGGAGGCTATGTCCGTATCTACAGTAGCGCCCGGTCAAGTGCCGGATGTGTGGAACTGGATATAGCGAACTTCAATGACGAGGTGAATACGTGTATTGACGACTATATTACAAAACTAGAATACGAAATAGAAACGCTATGATGAAAGAATTATGGCAATTAATCAAGATGCTGTTCTCAAGCAAGCCGGGTGATTTTAATACTCCTGAGCTGCTTGCCATGAAGCATTATCCTTTCAAGGGATACCGTTTTATGATGTGGTGCGGACGGATGATATACCGTGCCGAGAACAAGGAGAACATAGATAGGTATATGCAGACCTATGCGGGTAAGGAAAGCTTGACGCACGAAACCATACACCTGCGTCAGGCACAGGTTACCGGCTCATGGGTAAAATACTACTGGCGGTATTTTACCGAATGGATCAAGGGAAACCCTATCTGCCATCCTGCGAGTTCGGCATATTATACCATAAAATACGAAATGGAGGCGTATGCCAACGAGGGCAATTTGGATTATCCCGTGAACTACGACGGAAGCAATCTTTCTCGGTACAAGATAAAAGGTGGCAGGAAGAAGCTGTACAAATCGATTGGCGGCACTTCAAAAGCGTGGAAAACTTATATAAGAACTTTATAAAATTTGGATATTATGAGTGATTTGATTTTAGAAAATATAGTTGGCTTCAAAGCTGTGGATAAAAACGGCAACGAACAAAATGTGACAGTAGATGAAATGGTGGATATGGTTTCCACAAGAATGGTTATGGCTTTGTCTGAAACTTCAACATTTGCCGCCGCTGCTGCAACAGGAAATGACGTGTATGAGAATGAACTTCCGACAGTGACGGATGCCGCAAATGTAAGAGTTTTACAAAGTAGCGGAGATGCGGCAAAAATGACGATGCAGTCGCTTGCATCAAAACTGGGAGAACTGTTGGGAAATCCGAAGGGAACAAAATCGTTTTCTTCATGGAGTGAATTTACGGATTTTGTAAATGAAATGCCTATAAAAACAATTCAACCTTTCGTTTCCAATTTCAATGCTTTTGCTGGAGAAGGATTCTACGGTAATGTCGTTCAAGGATTGGTTATAAAACAATTAGAAGATGCTGTTTTCATCTTCGGAATAGCAATAGACGGAACATTAATATTTAGAAAAA